TCACAGTGTTTGTAGTAGTGTTGCCCTTATCACTGGCAACTTGGATTGTAATGTTACTCAACAATCCACCATCACCGAAGTAATAGTTGGCAGAGATATTACCATTAACAGAAATGACATTAGAAGCAACATCATCAATTGTCAAATTCGCGCCAACAGCCAAGACATCTAAGAAGATGCGGTCAGCCACAATGTTTCCATTCACAATGAGTGCATTTGAAGCCAAATCATCCATTGTGATGTTAGAACCAACTTGGAGGATTGGATCAATAACAGCATTTCCACTAATTGTTAAAATGTTTGAACCAAACTCATCAATTGTAACATTTGAACCAATTGTCAATAAATCTGAAATGTGAGCATTACCAGAAATTTCAACAACATTGGAACCAAATTCATCAATAAGCAAGTTGGAACCCACGGTCACAACATTGGAAATATGCGCATTACCTTCAACGAAAACAACATTGGAACCAAATTCGTCAATGACAAGGTTGGAACCCACAGTCACAACATTTGAAACATGGGCGTTGCCTTCAATGAAAACAACATTGGAACCAAATTCGTCAATGACAAGGTTGGAACCCACAGTCACAACATTTGAAATATGCGCATTACCTTCAACGAAAACAACATTGGAACCAAATTCGTCAATGACAAGGTTGGAACCCACAGTCACAACATTTGTTGTATGAAGGTTGCCAGAAACATAGACAGCATTGGAACCAAATTCATTAAGAACAATGTTAGAACCAACTTCAACAACATTGGAAACATGGGCATTACCAACAATTGTCAAAACATTTGTGCCTTCATTCTCAATTATGAGATTGGAACCCACAGTGACAACATTAGTTGTGTGGAGGTTGCCAGAAACATAAACAACATTTGAGCCGTATTCATCAATGACAAGGTTGGAACCGACGGTCACAACATTGGAAACATGGGCGTTGCCTTCAACGAAAACAACATTTGAGCCAAACTCATCAATGACAAGGTTGGAACCCACAGTCACAACATTTGTAACATGGGCATTGCCTTCAACGAAAACAACATTGGAACCAAATTCGTTAATAATGGCATTGGAACCAACTTCAACAACATTGGAAACATGGGCATTACCAATAATTGTTAAAACATTCATGCCTTCTTCTTCAATGAACAAGTTGGCACCGACTTGGATGACATTGGAAACAAAGATATTACCAGTGACAGTAATAACATTTGAGAAAGTATCATCCATCACAATATTGGCACCAATTGTCAAGGCATCTGTGAAGAGGCGCTTGGAGTAAATGTTGTCGGTGACAGTCAAATCACCAACATTTGAGGTGCACATATTGGAATATTTAATAACTTCATTTTCCTCGCTATAAACCAAAAGGTTGGAGAAAACATTTGTAACATCACGAACTGGTGCCAAATACAAAGCATCCGCGTTAGTTGTTTCCAAGGCAATAGCGTTGGAAGCATTAATAACAATAGTGTTCATGTGTTGATTTATAGTAGCGGCTAATTCACCAATCGCAATTGATGAGCCACCTTGGGATGTTTGACCCGCGAAGGAGCCAATAGCAATTGAGTTCGCACCTTGTTCTGTCTCACCTGCGTTTGAACCAATAGCAATAGCCATTTCACCTTGGCTTGTCACACCAGCCAACCGACCAATACCAATAGACGCCGCACCGTAGGCATCGTATGATTCAGAGCCAATATGCACTGAATTCTTTGTTGGGTCACGGTTGAGGATTGTAATGGAAGTGTTCGCTTCAATGTTGCTATCAATAACAAAGGCAGCGTGAGCATTTTCAAACAAAATAGTCTCAGTTGTCACATTTCCATTGAGTGAAGCATCTTGAATATTGACGCTCAAGTTTGATAGGAGAGAACCATCACCAATATGGTAAAACGCAGTCACATTACCGTAAATGTTGAAGGTCTCAATCAAGTTGGAATGATCCACAGAATCCACAGTAAGGGTGGTGTCATACGCAGAATTCAAAGTCTTAGACAAGATGAATTCATTGCTTGAGTTTTTGTAAAACAATGCAACATTGGAATCCATTTGCTCCATCACAATACCAGTATCATTACCCACACCAAAGTTGGTATTACCCAAATGAATGATTGGATCATCCACAATTAAATTCTCTACACCCACCGCTACAAAGTTTCCATCTGCCTTAAGATTTCCAGTCACCCACAAGGAACCATCAATGGAAACTAAATTTGGTGACATTGTCATCACAGTGTGATCCACAATCTCATTATTCGCAGTGTATCCCAAGACATTTGCCGCCAAATCATCAACATGTCTGATTGGCTTAATGTGTAGAGTGTTGCTCTCAAACGCCTCTAACGCCTCGGGTGACGCATTCAAAATAATTGAATTTTCAGGTTGTGAATTTGTCCCTGCCAATGAACCGATGGCAATAGTATTGGCACCCTGGTTGTTTGAACCCGCATTATAGCCAATAGCAATCGCTGACAAATTCTGTGAAATCTCACCCGCACCAGTCCCAATCGCAATGGAATCTGTTTGTTGTTCAAAATGCCCCGCCTTGGAACCAATCGCTATGGTTCGTGAATACCAATTACCCTCGTAATTGGCAGAGCCTATTTTTATCTGTTTCTCCTCGTCGCCATAAATAATCAACCCATTTGAGGTTGCAATGTTTGCAGTCACTTCAAACGCTGTTGTCGCATTCGCCAAAATCAATGTTCTAAAAGTATTTGCATCTAACTCCGCTATTGTTTGCAAATTACTTGTAATATTTGACAAATACCGACCATCACCGTGATAATAGTGCGCAGACATATTGCCATTTAGAACAAACACATTCTCCTCGGGATATAAATCCTCAAAGTATGCTATAGAACTTATATCCATCAAATGCTCTGGCGAACTATTACCGAAACCAGTCATACCCCAAGGAACAATAAAAGCAGTTGGATAACCTTCAAATTGAACGGTTTCCATTGTTAAATTGCCAATTTCTGTGATCGCTTGCAGGTTCATGACAATATCTATTGAACCAAGATCATACAACTGTTTCGCTACTGGGTCATAACCCACCACATTGGACGCGTACTTATTAAACTCCAAATCTGTCACAAGAGTTCCTGAAGCTCCTCCAGCCTTCACCATATTTTAGAATAGAGTTAGAAAATTATATTAATTCGCATACATCAATGCCGCTTGTCCATTTTGAACCCGAAGGATATTATAACTTATAGCGTAAGTTGGGTATGTAATAGGTAAGTAATAACTTTCCATTTTAAAACTTGAAACTCTACTAAAATTGAGGCAACCTGTTGGCTGAAGTTGTGTAACTGATATACCGAAAGCGTACATCATTACATCAGGAATCTGTGTGTTGTTTGAATGATAATAAGCAGGGATGTGCACAAAGTGTGGAACGCAATATTTCCAATCTGTCATATCTTCACCATTGATGTTCAATTTCATCTTATTCCAATTCACATTAATATCACCGAAAAGTCGTGTATCTGAGTTGATAATACATTTCACGGGGTGATTATAATTTAGCTCTTGGACATAATCATTTGATGGTTGGTTCTCCTGAACTTGGGTAATCAACATATCAAGGGGTCGTGATCTCAACGATTGTCTTTCTTCTTCTCCCAAATGGTAATAGTTGGCATAGCATTCCCAACCATAGAATTCAGCATCCCGAGCCCAATACACTCTGATTTCTACATCGTGGTATTGCATGGCACACAATGGTAGAGCAGATTGAACATTCTCACAGAAAAAGAAGCGGAATGGGAAGAAATAAGAAATCCCTGAATAACCCTGGTGGCAACCGTAGAAACTCTTACTAATATTGTTTGCCATAAAATCAATAGCACACGCCTCTGTAAAGAGTGAGGTTTGGCGATCTACCAATCTACCACCAATGTATAATTCAACTGACTCAACCAATGTACTCCAATCACCCTCGGAGTGAGCTTCTTCAGAGCCAATGTCTTCTGGTGCTATATACATATAACCAACCAAATCACCCTTTTTCTCAACTTGAATTGTTGAAAACATCCCCGCTTTGGGTTTCCCTGTCAATCTCAATTTTTCAACACCTTGACTGAAATTTGTGTGTCTTTTATAAGAACTGTTAAAAAATGAAATTTCTGGGTCACCAGTCAAATGAACATCCTGAGCTCCAATCGCGACTAACCTCTGAATTGCTGTAGAACTCATACTAATTTAATTATTAATCATATTTTTTTAATAGACAATAAAACATGATTGATAACTATACATTTATGGAAGAATGACACTTGGGCTCATACACTTAAATTTCATAACAAGGAAATTTTCATCTGTTACTTGAGATGGGTTTGGAATTGTATTACCTGTTTGGTCCAACAAGGAAACAGTAAGGCGAGATACCCTTTTAAGTGGGTTTGGGTATTCATGGGAGATTTCATAATGATCTCTCTCTTTAAACATAATAAGTTGTTCGCTTCCTGTATGTTCTGAGGGAGTTACAATACTTCCAAATACTCCCCTGACCCGAGAAATTTCATTTGAACCATTATATTCAGCTGCAGCTCTTTCACTAAACATTGTTTTGAGTTCATCAATATCTACATACAAATGTTGAACAGCATCACTAGTGTGAATGTGTGTGCTCAATAATTTAGCCTCAACAACATTCTTTAATGGTTCATTCAAATACACAGAAAAAGAATTTTTACTCGCCTGCCCCAAAGTATCTACTGTCACTGTGAAATAATCGTAATTCTTGTCTGGCAAGTTCATTATATTATATATTTGGTTTTATTTTTTAGATAAGTGGCTCACCAATTCCGCCGACAACTTCATAATCAGATTGGTCATAGACAATCTTTTGGATGCCACACGCACCCCCTGGGGTTAAGTCCTTGGTGTAGGGAGAACCCTTGGCAGCACCTGGAACACATTCCAAGGAATATGGGAGACCCGCAATAGAGTCGGTGTTCTTCTCCTTGATTTTGATCTCACGGAGAGCGTAGGTGGAGGAACCCTTAAACATTTGGATAAGGATGGCGAGCATAAAAGCCACAAGAATCCACTTGACAATTGTTGTATTGGTTTTGTTCATACCAAGCATTTTTGTATATATTGGTATAAGAAAAAAAGTGAGTTAAAAACGAAAAGATAATTTAAAGCATTAGAGTATAATGGAAGAAATTGTCATCGACAAAGGTGAGGCACCTACCATGAACTTTGACGAAGATGAACAGCGCCTGT